CTGATCCCTAGCCTCTTTTCGATAACGTTCAGCATGTTGGATGTCTTCCTGAGAAAGGATGGCAGGGTCTTCTGCAGGCGCAACCTCTGCAGGCTTTCTTTTTGCAGGGGCGGCAGTTCTCGTTGCCGGAGGAGGAAGTTCTCTTACTTCGACCTCTCCGGGGGGCGGCGCTCCAACTGGTTTTTCTGTTGCACCTGAAACCGTTGGCGCTGCGCCCGTGCGCGTGCGTTCAGTTTCAATAATTCTGGCGCGCTCAGCAGGATCAAGGCCAAACGCCTCGCCTTTTTCAATACGATCAAGAGCATCTTCAAGGCGCATGGCGCGTTCTTCGCCCGTGCGCGGATCAGCGTATAGGAACAGTCTGCGCCCCTGCGGATCAACAAAAATACGCGCTCTTGAGGTCATAGCCTTGGTCAGGCCAGCTTCAGCAACAGCCTTATCCGTTTCTGCCTGCTGCTTCTGCAAGCCAGTGTAGGCGCTTGTGCCGCCAACAAGACCCTCGCCGATTGCGCCGCCAAGGTAAGGGCTCTTCGACGCCAGCATTGAACCGACGCCAGCCAAGACCGGAACCCACAGGTTTTCCGAGGTCAGCGCCGATTTGGTGCTGGGAGTAATGTCGCGGTCAGCGAGGACTTTTTCGGCAAGATATTGCCAAGGCGCGCGGCTGACAGGAACGCCGCCCGGAGGCATACCAGCGCCACGCGGCTCTTCTCTGGGGGCCAAACCGGATGGCTTCGCGGCTGGGACGGATTCGACGGCAGCCGCGCCCAGTCCGGCAGGCTTCGCGGGCGGCGCGCCGGTGTCCACGCGATGAAAACTGGTGTCTCCTATTGTCAGGCCGGGAGCAGCCGACCACTCGGGTGGCTGGCGACCAAGTGCGGCTTGAGACTTCGGACCATAGAAATGGGTCGCACCGCCAGTCGGGTCTTCGGCTCCGCCCTGTATTTCCTTCCACGCCTCTGAGGCTGCCCGAAGACGCGGGCTGCCGGGCTCATGTCTCATGGGGTCATTCCTGCCGCCAACAATGCTTACAGGTTCAAATTGACCCTTTTCAAGCACGACATCCGTAGGCGAGAGACCGCGCTGCCGAGCCCGATTATTGATCACGGCTGCGATGCCGCGCAGTTCTTGCGGATCCTTTCCGCCCCACTCAGAAGCGATTACGCGCTCTATAAAATCTTCGGGGGGACCACCGTCAGCGTATCCCTGACGCGGCACGAGGCCGCCATAAGCGCGGGGGACGGCGTCCTCGGTCGCGCGATCGTAATCAAGCGTCAGGAAGCCGTTACGGCTACCGACGGCGTCAGGTTTGCGCTGCGCAACCTCCTGCGCCATCAGGCCAAGCTGGGTGCGACCGTCGCCCATGTCGTAGCGATAGATCTGTTGGCCGTCGTAGGTCTCGCCCACGGGGTCAATGTTGTGCTTGAGACGCTGATCGGAAAAGGGCAAAAACGCCATGAGCGCCGCCAAGGCCTCCGGCGCTGCGGCAGCCGCCGTCGCGGCAGTGCTGCCCATGCTGTAAAGACTGGTCCCCAGCTTCGCGGCGTCCATTAGGTCAGATCCGAGACCCTTGGCCGCGCCCGGCGCCTGCCCCGGCTTTGGAAGCTGGCGAATCTGTTGATCACCCTCATCAAGAACACCCTGCAACGTGGGGTCGCCACCGTAGGGCATGCCGCCCATAGCGTAGCCTTGGGGCACGAGGCCGCCATATGCAAAGGGTGGTTTTGAGGAATCTGACCACTCGTCCTGCTTGCTCCGGTCTGAGATCCAAGTGTCCCCAATATATCCAGCGTCAGGCTTGCCGCTCGACAACCATTTTTGACCCTTACTAAAGGCGGCCTCTCCCATTTGCGCTAGGCCTGCGAGCTGTGACCCAGTCTGAGCGGCCTCGGACAGACCGAAAGGACGCGGCTGCGACAGGTAACCTGCGGTTGCAAGTTTAGGGACAGGCAAAGACGCCTGCGGCACAAATCCGGGCTTGCCCTGCTGCTGACCGCCGTAGGGGCCACCCTGACCCGCGTAGGGGCCAAGAAACTGCTGCTGTGAGGCAAGGATCGCACGAAGGTCCACCGCATCAACAAGGCCGCCGGGAGCATATCCGCCGCGATCGTAAGCGCCGGGCTCGTCAACATACCCGCCACCCGCGAGGCCGCCGCTGTAGGACTCCCCGGTGGGATTGACGACCTTATAACCGTTCACGTCAATGACCTGACCGGGGTCCGATCGCTCAATGTCCTGCGCCATCGGGCCGACGCGCTTGGGCGGCATCGGCGAGCCTGTTCGTTCAGCGCGCTCGACATCGTCAATGTAGTCGTAGGCGTACTGGCCCTCGCCCAAAGGCTTGATGTTGGTCTTCTCGCGCTCGTCAGAGAAGAATGATCCGGGTTGCGTAGTGGTTGTTGTACTGCCTGAGAGCGCACCCGTGCCCATTCCAATATTGGCAAGGAACTGAGCAACTTGGAAGGGGTAGCCGCGCTCCTGCAGGAACTGCTGGTATCTGGCCGCCGTATCAGCCTGCTCGGTCTGCTGCTGCAGTGTGCCCGCCCCGATCTGAGCCTGAGCACCCGCCAACTGAGACTGTTGCTGTTGCGCGCCAAGCCCGGCAAACTGTTGCCCCGCCTGCAGGTAGCGCGCGGCGTTTGCTTGATCAGCCGCGAGGTTGACGCCCTGCTGCTGTTGCCCCGTCTGTAGGGCCTGAGAGTACCCCTGTTGATAGAGAGGCGCGATAGCCTGCGCCGTCGCCAGCCCCTGCTGCCCTTGCAGCACAGCACGCTGAATGCCCGCACGATCACCGCCAAAAGCCCCGCCGCGAATGGCGTCAGCCTGCTGCTGTGAGAGTTGCTGCCCCTGTTGCTGCTCAAGCCCTCGGCGTGTCGCGTTAACAACATTCTCCGTGTACGGGTTCATGTAACGCTGGGTTTGCAATTCGCCCGGATTGACAGCCCCGGCCCCAGCGGCTGTCAATCCGGTCGCAGCGCCAAAATAGGGCTGCGCCGAATTTGCGGCATTGTTAATGCCAGCAATGCCCTGCTGCTGCTGCGCATTGACTGGCGCGACAAACTGACCGCCGTACTGCTGGAACGGAGTACCAGCAGCACCTTCGGCTCGCGCGTTGATCGAATTATACCGAGCAAGGACCTCTGGGGGGATGGCTACCTGTTGTGTACTTGTTTGGGTTTTTCCGCCGCCGCTCATGTTTGTTTACTCCGCAGCTTGCTTCCAAGCGCCAGTCTGTGAACCGTAAAGAAAGTAAGCCCCCGCCGGTTGGCCAAAGATGCGCTTGTACATGCGAACCTTGCCCTCCGTTCGGTGATTGGACAGAATGCCGATAGTGAGTGGCATACCAAGTTCATCCGCAACCTTCTTGCCAAACTCGCACAACTTACGCGCCCTGCCCCCTTTTGCTGCGCGATAAGCCGGACTTATGAAAACAGCCTTTTCTTCAAGAATAGGCTCCTCACTGTACCACAATTGACCAATCCGCAAAAGAATTGCCCCATGAGGCTTTTGGCCGGGGGTGCCGACAACTCCAACGATACCTCTGTCCCTGTTCAGGGCAGGCCAGATCTCACCCAGCAGCTTCATCGGATTTGGCACAACAAACCCATTTTCCTCGCAGGCGGCCATTGCCAACCCCATGATGTCGTCGACATCTTCGGGTTGCCCTACCCAGACTTTCAATTCTTGTTCTGACATGTGCTCTGACATATGTTCCCCCTTCATTCCTCGTCAGTCTTTCTTTGGTCCCGGCAGCTTCTTCAGTGTGTTGATCAGTTCTGCCCGCGTTTCTTTAACCCAAGTATCAAGCGCACGATGCCCTGCGTCCATACCGCCGCCAGCCCAAGACACTTCTTGGGGCGACAATACATATTCGCCGCCGGCGGCGATTATTGGCACCGGCTCGCCAGCATCAACATCCCCCCCGGCGTTAAACCCCTGCGCCTTGTCAAACATCATTTTGACGGCGCGAAAGCCCGCCATTGTGTTTCCTTCGCCGAGCGCAGATACAATGTCCGCCGGGATCACATACGCGCCGCTGGGCACATGCATGTTCAGGTGGTCTGTCCTACCCGCCACGGGGCTGTGTATTGGCCCGGTGTGAATGTTTCCTGTTTTCTCAGCGACGAGCATAAATCACCCCAAGAGATAAGTGACGTTGATGGATTGCCCGGTGCCGGGCGCAATCACAAGACCGGCGTCAAAGACTACGTTTGCCTCATAGACGCCGATCGTGTTTGGGCAGGCAACAAGAGCATTTGAAGCCGCGCCGCCAGTTGGCGTCGAGCTGTTGTAGATAAAACCTACTGTCGTCCCGGCCACCGTATTGCTGTACCTGAGCAAACGCCCCTTGCCTGCGACGATGAACGTCGAGGAGGTCGCGACAGCCGTCGTGATCGTTGCCACTTCAGACGCCAAAGACTGCTGAATAGCATTCAGCGCGATGACGCCGTTTTTCTGGGCCGTTAAGATGTCGTCAAGGCTTGCTGGCATTAGAAGCGCCCGTCTTGTTGTAGCCGATACCTGATATTCCCGATACGCCACCACGACCCAATGTCGTTGCTCTCTACTTTAATCGACACAAGTCTGCCCCTGAAACGTGGCGTTATGAACGTAGATGCCTGTGTCATGCTAAATGGGCCGTATGTTAAAGGTGTCTGGCCGGGATAGTCCGCGACATAGAAGGTGATACTCACCTGCGCGTTCTGCGCGCCACCGTAGTAGCCCCACTTCATGTCGGGCCATATCTGGTCGACGAATATCTTGACGTCTGCTTCCGTCATGGCAAAGTAGCCAGTCTGGAACGAGCTGTTCATCGCCATGCCGTCCGCGTCAGGCGACGTCTCGTGCTGATAAATGTTATAGTTTGGGGCAGCGCCGATCGGCGGCCCCAGCACGCTTTCGTTGATCCACGCCGTGCGTGCCAGTTCACCAAAATCCCACTGGTCGAGGATGATATTGTACTTGACGTACTGGCTGATTTCGCCGTTGTTGCTGTTCGTTGGATAATACCAAGAGATTTCGCCGAAGCGGGAATTTGGCGCAACGCGGATCTTGTCGAGGTTGTTGGTGTCCAAGTCTTGAAAAATGACGTCCCATATCGGGCAACGTATTGGCTCAACGCCGTTGCCCGAGAGCCTGAAGAACTGGCTCTGCCCCATCCAGTAGACGACGCCACCAATCGACGTAGCAGCTTTGCGCCCGATCAGGCCGCAGCCCGTGCCAATTTCGTTGATCTGATATACATATGGCGGCCCAACATATTGCATCGACCAGACGCCCAAGTCCGTCCACACCAACGTCTGCTGCGGCCCCTGAATGCACTGGACAACCTTGGAGCCCTTCGGTAGCCGGAACGAGCCAGCCTGATTAACAACCTGCGGTATCCAGACATTATAATTATTTACGTCACACCAACGCACAAGCAGTGCGTCTTGCACACCATTGAACGTCGACCCCCACGCTATGATTTGACGCTGCGGCATGGCAGCAACGATTCCGCTGTTTACGGTCGGCGCGTTGGCAATGATGGTGCTGACGGGCGTGTTGTCCGACGGGGACCAAGTGTAGATGGGGCCGTTGAGCGGGCACGCGAGAAACACTTCGCCCCAATTATCAAGCGTCCAATCAACTGCGGTGATTGGCGTTCCAGACCCAGAAGGGGCAACCACGCCAGAGCCATACCCGCCAGTTCCGTATCCTCCGACACCATAACCTGCGTTGGGTGCAACGGGTCCAATGCCATTGTAGTAAACGAATTGCGCATCACCGCCATTCATGCTGTCCGACGCAGTCGATGTGGCCGCGTTAGCACCCGTAATGTAAAACGTGTTTGCTGTAGGTGCCGGAAACGGCAAGACCGTATAATTGCCGAAGATCGTTATACCGCCGACTGAGGTTGTGGTAAGCGCGGGAAACGCGTCTCCGTACAGATAACCATGATCATCTAGCGTGACTTCGATCGTTGCGCTTCCGGAGGTCACGTCAAACAAGGGTACAGCGCCCGCTGCAGATTCCGTGGATAGAGCGTATTGGGGGTTGCCAAGCACATTGATGGCTTGAATCTGAAACTGATTTGCTCCGACAAAGATGACTGGGTATTTTCCAAAAAGGATGATGCCGCCAACAGAAACCTGCGTGCGGATGTCAACGACGTCGTAGCTATCGAGCGAACTTCCCGTTGCGTCAACGGTGACAATTGCACTCCCAGCCGTTGTCGTAAAAGAGACCGCGACAGCGGCTGCCGTTGTTGTCTGTGGAGTAATCGGGTTTAGGGCACCTTGATAGATAACGCTGAGAGATTGTTCCGCGCCAACACCCAACCAAGAGCGACCGTTTGTGTCTTCCCACGCCCAGAGCGCACGGACGACGGAGGCCACGCTGCCGTTGAAGAAGCGCGTCCAGCCTCCGAGTTTCTGTGGCAGGCCAATGCCCTGCCTGTCAGGAACAAAACGGATCAGATTCGAATATGAGAGCGCGGCTTCATTAAGCGCCAGCGTGCGGTTCTGATCAACGCCCGGAATAAGTTTGAGGGCCGCGTGGGGCATGTGTTGTTACCTCGTCGGCGTTGCGACGGGGGCAGGCCCCTGCGATGACCAACCGGACGCTTCAAACTTCTTGCGAGCCTCTTCGACCATCGCGCCCTTGAGTAGCGCCTGATACTGCCCCTCATAGGTCACCGCCATCTGCGGGTCGTCGTTCGCGCGCCCGAAATTGCGCTGGTAGGCAGAGGCGTAGATCATCGAGACCATGATGAAGAGGTCGGGTAGGTTAAGACTGATGAACGTCGTCGTGTTCGTTGCCGACAGGCTCTGCGGTCGATATGTTCCGACGATCTCAACCGTGTAATTGGCGTTTGGATATGGGCCAACAAGGAATATGTTATCGTTGAACGGCACCCAATATTGAGGTTGGCCGGTCAAGGTGGAATCTCCGTAGACAGCGTCAAGAAATTCTTTAGTCGTCGGTGTCAGCGGGACACGGGTGCCCAGATTAGGGTTGGATGTGCCGGCAGGTGTTATCAGGTTGATCTGCTCGGTTACGACCAGTGTGCCCCCGGCCAGCGCCGGGACGGGCAGCGTTATGGTCCTGCTGTTCAGCGAAACGCTGTAAGATGTCGAGGCTTCCGAGGTAAACAAGAAGTCAATGTCACGATACATCCGGTTTTCGGCGTAGGTGATCATCTGAGGCAGGATTTTGAGAAAATCCGCATTGTTCTCCTCTACGACGGCCATCGTCGCGATCTGGGTGATGTAGCTGGTCGTGCCAGAGACTGTTCCGGCGTATGAGAGGCCCGTCGTCATTTCGTCGCTCCTGAGCGCCTATTTTAGCAGCTATCGCGCCCAAAACCTACTGGCAGGTGGCGCGCAGCGCGTCTCGCGTCTTACCATAATCCGTCACAAGCTGCTGGACGTTCGGCCCGGCAGTCCGGAACTCCCGGGCGGCTTGAGTCTGAAACACCTTGGAGTAGGCCACAAGCGGCACCGAGCAGTGGCTAGAAGTCGCCGCGTTGCAGCCTGCCAGAAGTGTCGTCAGGGCTGCGATTTTCAGCAACAATAGTGCCCGCTGTTTTTGCATCCTTGGCGTCCTCCTCAGCCTTCTTCCGCATTGCGCGAGCTTCTCCGGTGGCCTCCCCCATCTTGGCGATGCCCCAGATCATGAGTCCGCACAAGACCATTAGGAAGCCCCAGAATAGAAGTTGGGTCATGACGCTTTCGGGCGGTTCGTGTAGGCGCTCCATCCAGCAATCACAGCCGCCGAAACAGTAGCCGCAAGATCAGCCACAGCGCCCGACGCAATAATGCCCCTGCCGGCGGCATAACCTAGAACAACCGCAAGAACCGAGCGGACAATTCCGCCAACCTGATCATTTGTTATCATGATGCGCTCCTACTTTCTGCCGAAGGCGGCGCTCTTTACCCGCGCCATTGGATACGCCGGGCCGGGATCGACCTTGCGTCCGGGGGCAATGTCGTCATGCCCGACGACATTGTTTTCCTTAATACCATACTGAGCGACAATAGCTGCCATGATTTCGACGCTGGCCTGCACCTGCGCGGCGGGGTAATCATCCCAGCCAATGACGGTCTTGGGGCTGTTCTTGTGGCCCGCGACAACCACCTCAGATGGCTGGAACGTCTTCTTCGCCATCTCGGCGCGGTACGTCCCGTCGCCCATCTTCTTGAGCGGCCCGCAGTTCGCCATCTCGATGCCGATCGAGTTCGAATTGATAGCAGTGACCTTGCCCCATCTAGACTTGCCCGCGTGCCAACACTGGCGGTTGAACGGCGCGAGCTGCGTGACGTTACCTTTCTGGTCGAGGACCAGATGCGCCGACACTTTCGAGCGCGGGTCGCAGAGCCAGCTTACGGAGCCGGATGCATTGTCCGCGCCGGTGAAGTGCATGACGAGGATCGAAGGGGCAATGACGCCGCCCTTGTTGGGCGTTGCCTTTTGCGGCACCGGCTTGCCGTCTTTGTGCAGGATATGATTGATGATTGTGTAAGACATTAGGCAACTTCCTGAGCCTGTATCCAAGAACCAGCTTTTACGGTGCTCTGGGCAGCATTA